CACAAAATCTCTGTTCGTTACAGGACAGATATCACGCCAACAAGCCGGATCAAGTTTGGCACAAGAGTTTTTGAAGTAGTTCAAGTGTTAAATCGTGACGAGCTGGATGAGCAGTTAGACATCATGGCACTGGAGATTGTCTGATGGGTAAGGCGGCTGATCTTGGTATCAATGTTGACATGAAAGACTTTGATCGTTTGGCTAGGGCTATAGCGACGGTCGAAAACATTGATCGTGACAAGGCTTTAAAGCGTGCCTTGCAAAAAGTTGCATTGACTCCAGTTCGCAAAGAGGCCCAAAGGCGTGCGCCGAGTCCTGGCGGTGGTGCAAGGGGCGAACTTAAGAAAGCAATCAACACATCGAAACCAGTTCACAAAATCAACAAGCAGATTGTTGGCATGGTTGGAGTTGCCATAGGTAGGCCGAAAAACCCCAGATTCAAACTTGCTGCAATCATGGAGTTTGGTCGTAGATCATTCCTTATGAGAATCAGAGGATTCAATGGTCGGAAATACTCTGTGAGGATTGGTGCTACACAACCTGGACATTACTTGACAGGTGCAATCAACAAACTCGAAAAGCACATCCCTAAGCGTTATGCACTAGAGATGGCTAAGGTTATACGGAAGAAGATGAAGATGGGCATAGGGGGGAGTATCTGATGTCAATAGAAGTGCGATTGGAACCTGCCCTGTTCACGAAACTGAAAAACGATTCAGACATCAATGGCATGGTTTCTACCCGAATCAGTCCTGTCGCTTTGGATCAAGAGTTATCACTGCCCGCCATCATGTACGAGATCACTGGTTCTGATCCCAAGCGAAACCTTGAGGGTAGAAACAACCTGATTCAATCAGATGTGGACATTTACTGCATTGCTGAAACGTACTCTGACGCTACCAAATTGGGTGAATATGTCCGTAGAAGCATGTCTGGTGGTCGTGGCAACGTCTTTATCAACGACGATGGGTTGGTAAATGTACGGATTCTGGGTATCACCCATACTGATGACCGAATTGAATACAGCCCACCTGTCGATGGCGGCAGAACTGGCACATACACCAGACGTTTTTCATTCCTGATTTCATACAGGCCAGAGGATTCATAATATGACAGCAACACTTGGCAATGGAGCCACCTTCACTTGGGGGACAAACGAGATTGGGCAAGTCATGTCCATCAGTGGCCCGTCACAAGAGAGGAACATCGTTGATGTGACCACCTTGGGTAGCACCCAAACCCATAATATTACTGGTGGCAACACCCAAGCCACCCCAACCCGTGCGTTTCTAGGCGGTTTCGCGGATTCGGGTGAAGTAACACTTGAGCTGCAAATGGGCTTGACTGATGGCGGGGGGGATGACAAAAAGCACGAGGGACTCGTCGATGACATGGTTGCTGGTACGGCTCGAACCGCTGTCATTGTTCTTGCTGCAACCGATACCATCTCGTTCAGTGCATTCATCACTGGACTGAGTATCAACAACGCAGTGGATGAAGTAGTTACGATGTCCGTTACCTTTAAGGTTAGCGGTGACGTTACATTGAGCGCATAAAGGAACTCAGATGGCTATTAGAATTGGAAATGGTGCAAAGTTTAAGTTCGGCTCGGGTCCGACAGATGTTGGTGAAGTGATCTCAATCTCTGGGCCAAACTTTGAACGAGGCTCAGTAGATACCACGAACCTTGGAACAACCACTGCCCGCACATTTGTTGCTGGTATGTTTGATCCTGGCGAAATCACTCTAGAATTGAACTTTGACAACAATGATGCTGGTCAGGTGTTGCTTGAAGCGGCTGTTGCAACTGGAGCGGAAAACGCTTGGGAGATCGAGTTTGCCGCAACGACAGCAGAAGGTACAGATCCGTTGACATTCTCAGGAACCTGCATTGTCCAAAGTTTTAGCAATAATATTGCTATGGATGAAGCGGAAACCGCAAGCGTTACCCTGAAGGTTGTTAAGGCAATCAGCACGGATGCGGACGCTTCCTGATGCTTGATCGAGAAGCAATCCTCAATGTCGTTGACCTGAAACCAGAAGTGGTAGAAGTCCCTGAATGGGGTGGGTCACTTTACATCCGAATGCTGACAGCATCTGAACGTGACAAGTTTGAGGCGAGTTGCGTAGGCACTGGCAAAAAGCAGAACCTCACCAATATCCGTGCGCGGCTGGTCGTGCTTTGTGCGTGCGATGAGGCTGGTGAAAGACTGTTCACCGATGCTGATGCAGAGGCTCTGGGTCGCAAGTCCGCTGCTGCGGTTGATAAAGTCTTTGGTGCTTGCTCCAAACTAAATGGATTCAGCAGTCAAGATATTGAGGATCTTGAGGGGGAATAAAAGCCAGGCCAACACTTCTGTTCATGCTCAAGTTGGCACTGGCACTAGGACAACCCCTCTCTCAAATCCGTAGCATGAGTAGCCATGATCTTGCACTGTTCATGGCTTACGACAGAATCAGTCCCATTGGGCCTGAGCGTATTGATGCTGGACTAGCCATCCAGACATCTGTCATTGCAAATGCCCATAGGGCCAAGAACTCAACTGCTTTCAAGCCGGAACAGTTCATGCCGTGGTTGCCGAAGAAAGAGCAGACGCTTGATGAAATGAAGGCGATTCTTATGGGCATGGCAAAATCCAAAGGCTAGACCGTGGCAAGCATCAAAGCACTACATATTGAGATCGGCGCGCGTGTATCGGGCTTTACCCGCAAAATGCGGAAGATTCGTCGTGATCTGAGACGCATGCGAAGAGATGCCAAACGCATGGCAAGCAGTTTCGTCCAAATGGGCAAACGAGCAGCAGTTGGCGTTGGTCTGATTGGTGCAGGCATGGTGGCAGCAACCAAAAGATTTGCAACGTTTGAAGCCAACCTATTACGAGTCCAGGCACTAACGAACGGCACGGAAAAAGACTTCAACGCCCTGAAAGCAACTGCGGAGCGGATGGGTATTACCACTGCATTTACCGCATCAGAAGCGGCAGAAGCAATGGTGAAGTTGGCCCAGCAGGGTCGAACAACCAGTCAAACCATGTTTATGCTGCCAAAGGTTTTGGACTTGGCGGTTGTCGGCACTTTGGAGTTGGACGAAGCAGCTCGTCTTGCTGGTGTGACACTCAACCAGTTTGGTCTGGGTGTTGGTGAAGTAGAGCGTGCGTCTGATGTTCTAGCGAAGGGTGCATCAATCTCGGCTACTACAGTCAGAGAGTTGGGGGAAGCACTGACCTATGCTGGCCCACTAGCCAAGAACATGGGGTTCTCCCTGGAAGAAACGGTTGCTGTTCTTGCTGCGTTTGCAAATGTTGGTGTTGTCTCCGGTCGTGCGGGTCGTGCGTTTGCTGCTGTTATTGCTGAACTTGGTACTGAGATTAGGGAACAAGGTCTGATTGGTGCTTTGGACAAACTGGCAGCATCAGGCAAGAGTGCTGACCAATTGATGACGGAATTGAACCGGATTGCAGGTCGGTCTGTTGGTTCACTCAGAGAAGTTACTGGTGAGATTCTTGATTTCAGTGATCAACTTGTAAACGCCGCCAGCACCTCAAAGAACTTCGCAGAGAAAGTCCTGTCTAAGACAGAGGGTGCATTTGTTCGTCTGCGTTCTGCTGCTGACGGTCTGATTAACTCTTTGGGTGAAACATTCGCCCCGTTTGTAATTGGTGCGTTTGAAGAAATCACGAACTCGCTGAAAACTGCTGTTGAGTTTATGAAAGAGTTCAGACACGAAATGGGCTTCACAGAAGAAGCCGGTGCGGCGATGGCACAAAGCATGCTTGCTGGGGTTGCAGGGTTGCTTGATGCGTCTGCACAGATTATGAAGAACGCCAATGCTGCGATCAACACAGGAAAATTGTTGTTAGTTCCCTTTCAGGTTGTTATCGCCCATTTCGGTGTGATTATTGGGGGCGTGCTAGACGCTGCAGCGTTTTTAGGTCGGATGATCGACAGTTTGGCTAAGTTGTTTGGGTCTGATGTTGGTGGTAACGCAGTCGCTAGGGCAGAACTAGAAGCAGATGCGTTCTTCCAGATGGCTGATGACGCAATTGCGAGTATTAGTAAGACATTTAGTGACGTTGCAGATGGAACAGGAAACGCAACAACTGACTTCATTGAGAACTTAGGTAACAACTTTGAGCGTATCCGCGAGAAGTTTGAAGGTTTCAAACCGCCAGAAGCCCCAGAAGATCCAAGCAGAACAGGTACACCAGACTTGGGTGGTGGTTTGGTTGTAGATCCCCAGATCAAGACTTTGTTTAACCAGTTCCCCGACCTGCACGAAGAGTTGATGAAGATTCCTGCTGTTCTGCATGAGGCGGAAGCAGCACTTGGCGGGTTCTTAACCCCAGATTTGATTCGAGATTTGGTGGATCAAGGCATCACCATTGAGGGTCTACAAGACTTAGAAAAGAAGTTTGGTGAGATCCACGCTGCTATGGATGCTGGTTTCCTGAGCAAAGATTTTGGTGAAGCAGCCTTTACAAACATTCTTAAGGGTGAGGGACTCACATTTGAACCACCGGAGTTCACTGAGCTTCAGGGTTTGATTGGCGAGATGGCGGCGACCCAAAGTCAAAGGCTCGAACTTGCGAATCTTGCAGGTGCTTTTGGTACTGACTTTGATCAGATTATGAACTCTGACAAGATCACAGGTCAGGTTGTAGATGAGTTCACGACACTCTTTGAACAAATGTCTCTGGCTCTTCAAGAAGGTGTGATTGACCCTGCCAGGTTTGCAGATATCAACCTAGAGTTGCAGCGTCAAATCATTGAAACCGCCAAGGGTGAGGCGGAAGAGTTAGACGATCCCACCAAGGGGTTCACCGATTCATTGCAAACTGCTCTTGGTGCAGTAAAGGTTGATCCATTTGCTGAAACCAGTCAGAAGCGTACAATGAAGGCATCAGAAGAGACTGCAAAAGCAACCCAGGAGATCGCTAAGAACACCAAAGGTTTGGGAAGCATTTTGACATGAGCGACAAGGCTGAATACGACGTTTTTGAAAAGTCACGTTCTCTGAGCGTAACTTCTGAATCACGGGAGTTGAGAAGAAACTTCATCGTCAAACAGGTGCTACCAACTGACGGTTCAACTCCAGCATATCCGGTCGATTTCACTGGCATCTTCAATGCGACTGGGATGGCATATAATGAAGAGTTACCAGACGAACCTGGATTGTTTTTAACAACTTACAATGTCACAAGCTCGGATGAAGGCACGTTCCAGTGGGATGTTGAGGGCTGCTACAAGCCTGATCAGGTCATCAACGATGGTGGCGGCGAGACTGGTGGACAGTTCGATCAGATCAACTCTGACATTGAAGTTTTATTCTTAGACACATGGCGTGTTGGCCCGTTTGATAACGAAGATCCTGCATCAACTGACGGTTCGATTACCGATAGTGATGACATCGGTGGCAGTTCTGTTGATGTTGCGGGTGAACCCATCACAAGATTTGTAACAACACAGACAACGGAAATTACCAGAAGGTTCTCTTCATTCCCCAGTTTTGATGTAGCAGTTGCAAGATTCTTGGCGGGTCGCAGAAACTCTCAACCCTACCTTGGATGTCCCTCAGGTACTTTATTGTTCGAGGGGGCGAATCTGTCGCGTGAAGGCTCTAACACCTACACGATGCGATATAGATTCACATATGATCCAATCAGACACCAAAGACAGGTTCCCAAACGTCATGCAAACGGAGATGTAGTGACAGAAGAAGTCGGGATTGGTATAGAGAAAAGCACTGTCGCCAAAACCGTGATCTGGAGACAACCCTTTCCACAGACAGCAATCTTCACTGTTCTCGGGGTTGATCCTGTCTGATGGCACAGTACCCTTCCATCTCAAATGGTCTTGGCAAACTCACGCCAGGTTTGTTCAGTAGATTGATGACGATGCTTCAGGCGTTTGAAAGTTCTAACGCGAGCATCAATGGTTTCCGTAACTCTACCAAGTTGGATTTGCGACAAAGCATTTTGCCGGGTCGGTTCTTTTTCGCAGAGATAACTGGCAACTCTTCTCTAGGCACAAATAAATTCAAATATGAATTCAGTCATGTTGATCCGATCAACTGGGCTACTGCAACTGATGGTGACTTTGAGGCACGGTCTACTGGGTGGGGGGCAGAAGAGGGTTCCGGAACTGTTTATGCCTTCAACCTGATGGAAGTCAATAACACTGCAACTGAGATCAATCCCGGTGTTGGTGTTT